CTCGTCCCTTTCTCGTTGGGCTGCTCCCTGCCAGGCAGGGCGCAGCGCGGGTTCCGGACGGGTGTGCTCACGAACCAGCGAGCACCGAGGCGCCATAAGGCACGCGGCCGGGAGCAAGATCAACCCCGAATCCCCGCCACGCCGGCATGGACCACGCCAATCATCGAGCGAGCGGCGGACGGGGCCAGCAGAGCAGTGGCTTCCGCAGACTCAGCAACATTGATGATGGGTTGGCGTGCAGCCTGGCTTGATTGGGGCAGTATTGTGGCGAACTCCAGAGGCGACCTTCGCGGACAGCCCTAACCGTTTGCTCTTCATGTTTTTTCTGCGGAGCAGAACGAGCCGTCCGGGGTTCCCTGAAAAAAATCTCCCCAGCGGAAGTTTTTCCTTGACCGGATGGACCAGTCCGGGGTATAGATTTCGCCATGATCGGCGGCGTGCGGGCGAGGGCCCCGGCGCCGCCGTTTGCATTTGAGACGAGGCACCATGACGCAGCGGCCGCAACGAGACGCGCGGCCGATGGGCCTGCACGCCTGGGCGCGCCTGGTCATGCAGCCCCGCGCGCCGGCAGCGCACCACCGCCTGCTGCTGGACCGGCTGACACGCCTGGCGGACGGGCGCAGCGACCGGCTGCTGGTGGCTATGCCGCCGGGCAGCGCCAAATCGACCTATTGCAGCATCGTCATGCCGCCCTGGTGGCTGGCGCGCCATCCCGGCGCGCAGATCATCGCCACCGGCCATACCGAGGCACTGACCACGATGTTCGGTCGGCGCGCCCGCGGCATGGTGCAGGAGCATGGCGAGGCGCTGGGGCTGACGCTGGAGCGCGATCAGCGCGCCCGGCTGGATTGGAGCGTCGGCGGTGGCGGCAGCTATTTCGCGACGGGCGTGCGCGGCCCGATCGTCGGGCGCCGCGCAGATCTGATCGTGATCGACGATCCCGTTAAAGGACACCTGGAGGCGGACAGCGCCACGGCGCGCGACACGCTGTGGGATTGGTATCGGGCTGACCTGATGCCGCGACTGAAGCCGGGCGGCCGCGTGGTGCTGGTGATGACGCGCTGGCACGTGGACGATCTCGGCGGCCGGCTGCTGGCCGCGGGCCACGACTGGGACACGCTGATCCTGCCGGCCATCGCCGGTGAGGACGATCCGCTGGGCCGCGCGCCCGGCGCGCTGCTGTGGCCCGAATGGGAGGGCGCGGAGGCGCTGGCCCGCAAGCGCCGCGATGTCGGCGAACGCCACTGGCAGGCGGAATACCAGCAGCAGCCGCAGCCGGACGGCGGCACCTTGTTCTCGGCCGATCGGATCGCGCTGGTGGATCGGCCGCCCGACGGCCCCGCGGTGCGCGCGTGGGATTTGGCGGCGACCGAGGCGGCCGACGGGCGCGACCCGGACTGGACGGTGGGTCTGAAGCTGGTGCGCAGCGCCGCCGGCTATTGCGTGACCGACGTGGTGCGCCTGCGCGGCAGCCCGCTGGCCGTGGAGCAGACGGTGAGGGCCACTGCTGCCGCCGACGGCAGCGGTGTGCGCATCGGCCTGCCGATCGATCCCGGGCAGGCCGGCAGCTATCAGGCGGAGCACCTGGAGCGGCTGTTGCCCGGCTACAGCGTGACCAAGACCCGGGAGAGCGGCAGCAAGATCGCCCGCGCCGGCCCGGTGAGTGCGCAGGTCGAGGCCGGTGCGCTGACCGCGGTGAATGCGCCATGGACCGCCGCGCTGCTGAATGAGCTGCGCGAGTTTCCGCGTGGCCGCAAGGACGATCAGGTGGACGCGCTGTCGCATGCCTTCCAATTGCTGAGCACGGCGCCCGCCGCGGCCCGCCGCGCAAATTTTGTTTTCATGGGCCGCTGACGCGACCTTCCGGAGACTCGCCGTTGTTCCAGACGATCTGCAATCAAATCGGCAGCGATGCCGAACTGGGCGAACGCGTGCGCCGATTGGACATCCTGCAACGCGTGCTGGATGGCCGGCTGTATGACGTGCTGCCCTATGAGTTCCACGAGGAGCGGGGCGCCGGCGGGGAATACATCCCGCTGCGCGAGCGACGCCCCAGCGTGCGCTATTGCCTGGCCCGCATCGTGGTGGACGATTCCGTCAGCCTGCTGTTCGGCGACGGACATTTTCCCGCCATAGAAGCCTCCGACGGGCGGGTGCGCACCACGCTGGGCGATATCGTCCGCGAGAGCGGGCTGAACGCGGTGATGCTGGAAGCCGCGCGCGTGGGCAGCATCGGCAGCGTCGCCATGTGGTTCCGCGTGCTGCGCGGCCGGCCGTTCTTCAGCGTGCTGGATCCGAAATACCTGACGCCGGAATGGGATCCGCAAGCGCCGGACACGTTGCTGCGGGTGACCGAGCGCTACAAGGTGCAGGGCGCGGTGCTGGCGGCGCGCGGCTACGACGACTGCGAACCGAACGCGCTCTATTGGTTCACGCGGCAGTGGGACGAGCAGGCGGAGAACTGGTTCGTGCCGGCTCCGGTGGGCACGGCGAGCGAGCCGCTGCTGGACGCCGAACGCAGCGTTACCCACGCGCTTGGCTTCGTGCCGGTGGCGTGGATCCGCAACCTGCCGGGCGGGGACGGGGTGGACGGCGGCTGCACGTTCTCGTCGGCCATCGAAACGACCATCGAGATCGACTATCAGCTCTCGCAGGCGGGACGAGGCCTGAAATACTCATCGGACCCGCAGCTCCTGATCCGCGAGCCGGCCGCGCCCGGCCAGCCCCTGCTGCGCGGCGCCGGCAATGCGCTGGTGGTGAGCTCCGGCGGCGACGCGCGATTGCTGGAGATCGACGGCACCGCCTCCCAGGCGGTGATCGACTACGTGCGGGCGCTGCGCGAATACGCGCTGGAGGGCGTGCACGGCAATCGCTCCAGCGCCGACCGCATCGCCGCGGCCCAGAGCGGGCGCGCGCTGGAGCTGATGAACCAGGGCCTGATCTGGCTCGCCGACCGATTACGCGTGAGCTACGGCACCGCGCTGCTGCAGCTCGCGGCGATGGTGGTGCGTGCCTCCAACGTGTTTCCGCTGCGGGTGCTGGGCCAGACCATCGAGCCGCTGGATGCGGCGGCGCGGCTAAGCCTGCGCTGGCCGCGCTGGGTGACGCCGGGCGCCGACGATCGCAACCGCGACGCGCAGACGCTGGCGACACTGACCGGCGCGGGGCTGCTGAGCGCCGACACGGCCGTGAAATCAATAGCCGACGTGTACGACATCGAGGACGTGCCGGGCGAGCTGGCGCGCATCAGGGAGCAGGAGAGGGCATGAGCGACGAGCCGACCGCCGAGGAGCGCGTGGCGGCGCTGGAGCGGCAGCTTGCCGAACTGGAGCAGACGCACCATGCGTCGCTGCTGCGTTCGGCGCTGCGGGCGGAAGCCGTGCGGGCCGGGATGATCGACCTGGACGGGCTGAAGCTGATGGACGCCAGCGAACTCGCGCTGGACGAGGCCGGCGACGTGGTCGGCGGCGCCAAGGCGATGGCCGCCATGAAGCGCAGCAAGCCGTGGCTGTTCGGCCTCCCGGGCGCTGCCTCATCCTCCAGTGCTGCGAGCGCGCCGCCGGCGCAGCCGCCGCGCCCGCGCCGCGCCACCGAGATGAGCCACGAGGAGTGGCGGGCCGCGCGCGCCGAGCTGCTGCGCCGCCTCTAGCCCCCCGCACACACAGGACACACGGACATGGGTATCCAGAACTTTCCGCCGCAGTTGCAGGCGATCATTCAGCAGGGCTTCCTGGAGCGCGAGTTCGAGCACGCGCTGACCTCCAAGCTCGGCTACCGCGCGGTGGCCGATCGGGAGAAGTTCTCCGTGGGCATCGGCGAGACGCTGACAAAGACCCGCGCCGGGCTGAAATCGGCCGTGACCACGCCAATGGCGCCGAACAGCAACACCAACTTCGACAACGGGCTGACGCCGACGGATTTCTCGGTCGAGCAGTACACGATCACGATCAACAACTATGCGGCCACCACCGACCTCAACATGGTGACGAGTCGCGTGGGCATTGCCGATCAGTTCCTGCTGAACGCGGCGATCAACGGCGAGCAGGCGGCGCGCAGCCTGGACGAGTTGGCGCGCAACGCGCTGTTCAACGCCTATTTCGGCGGCAACACATGGGTGCGCGTGGGCTTGACCACCGCCGAGACCACGCTCTCGGTGGACGACATCCGGGGCTTCCAGACCGCGTTCGTGAATGGCGTGCAGGTGCCGGTGAGCAGTGCGAACCCGCTTTCGGTGAGCGTGGGAGGCACGGCCTACACGCTGGTGGGGGCAACGCCCGACGGTTCGAACCAAACCAACACATGGGGGGGCATCAGCGGCGTGCTGACCTTCTCAAGCGCCGTGGCGACGCCGAACGGCGCCCAGTACAGCACCATTACGGCGACCACGGCCAGCACCATCGTGCGGCCGAACGCACGCCTCAACACCAACCAGATCGTCAGCGGCGACGTGCTGGACATGGCGACCCTGCTGAACGCGGTGGCGGCGCTGCGGAGCAATGCGGTGCCGGAGATCGACGGTGCCTACAACTGCTATCTGGATCCGGTCAGCGCCCGGCAGTTGTTCGCCGACGAGGCGTTCCGCCAGTTGTTCACCGGCGCCACCAGCGCCAATCCGGTGTTCAAGCGCGGCATGGTGAACGACTTCCTGGGCCTGCGCTTCATCTCCACGACCGACGCGATCGTGGGGACCTGCGAGTCGAGCAGCCTGACCATCCGGCGGCCGATCGTGTGCGGCAAGGGCGCTCTGATCGAGGCGGATTACGCCGGCATGGCGGCGGAGGATGTGCGCCCCTCGGACGCCATCGTGACGATGATCGACGACGTCTGCATGGTGACTCGCGAGCCGATCGACCGGCTGCAGCAAATCATCGCGCAGAGCTGGTACTGGATGGGCGGATTCTGTGCGCCGAGCGACACCACGACGACGACCGCGCAGGTCGCGACCTCCAACAACAGCACCTACAAGCGCGCCGTGCTGATCGAGCACCAGGGCTGATTTCGGGGGCCATCAGCGGGCGGAGCGCATCATGGCTTTCCTGGAGACGCAACTGGTGGATATCCGCCGGTTCTGCGGCTACCCCGCCTATGGCGCGGGCGCCGCGGGCTTTCAGGGCTGGCGGTTCTTCCAGGCCTACGGGCTGCTGGAATACCGGATGCAGAACCTGGCCGCCGAGGAAGAGACGGTGGTGCTGAACTACCTCACCCAGCTTTACGCGCTGGAGGCGGCGGTGGTCGGCACCTCGGCCCGGCTGGATACCGAGCAGGCGGCGGTGTGGACGCGCAATCCGAACGAGGTGCGTGAGCGCACGCTGCTGTTCGACGACTGGCGGCGGCGGCTGGCCGCCTTCATGGGCGTGCCACCCGGACCGGCGCTGGGCGACGGCAACATCGCGCTGGTGGTGTGATGGATTACGATCGGTTCGACGACCTGATCCAGGCCGGGCGGGGGCGCGCCGCCATCGCCGTCGGCGACTGGCACGATCTGCATCGCCCACGCGATCCATTCAGGCCGCTGCGCGGCGGCACCACGCGGATGCGGATGCAGGCATTCTTCACGCCCAGCGAGGCGCGCGGCCTGGGCTATGGCCATCCGCTCTACGAGGGCGTGCTGGACGCGTCCTACACGCAGCCGGGCGATTACCTGGTGGGGCCGCTCTACACCTGGTTCGTGGCAAGCCAGCAGCAGTTCCTGCCGGTGCTGTGCGTGAAGGCGACGCGGACCGTGACCGTGCAGCGGATGCAGCCGCGGCCACCGGCCGGGCTCGGCGCGTATGGCGGGCTGCAACGTGACGCAGCCGTGCCGGTGCTGACCGCTTGGCCCGCGAGCATGGTGTCGCACGGTTTCGGCATGGATCGCGTCAACCTGCCGGGCGACGCGCAGCTTGGCGGCTGGAGCGTGCTGCTGCCGCCGCTACCCGGGATCATGCTGCGCACCGGCGACCTGCTGACGGACGATCTGGGGCGCGCGGGCGTGGTCTCCTGGGCCGAGCTGTCGGACCTGGGATGGCGGCTCTTCGTGCGCCAGGCGGCGAGCTGATGGCCGACCAGAGCGACGTGGAGCAGGTGCTGGCGACGATCGTCTCCGGCGTGCTGTATCCGCAAGGCACCGACGCGGACAGCCTGGTCGGAGCGCCTTGCGGCGTGTTCCGCGGCTGGCCCGATGCGGCGGGGCTGGATGCGGCGCTGCTGGGTGGCCAGGTGACGGTGACGGTTGCCGCCGACCCGCGCACCCAGCGCACCACCACGCGCTATCCGGACATCTGGCGCGCGCGGGCGCCCGCGCCGGCGACACTGCTGGCCAGCGTGGACGCGCAGACCGTGACGTTCTCCGGCACGGCGGCGCTGGGGCAGGTGGCGGGCATCCTGGTGGATGGGGTCGCGGCCGTGCACCGCACCGTGCCGGGCGACACGCCGGCTGCGGTGGCGACCACACTGGCGGGGTTGCTGGCCGGGATGCCGGGCGCGCTGGCCATGACGACGGTGCAGGGCGCCACCGTGGCGCTGCCGCCCGGCGCGCAGCCGGTGGCGCGGGTGGAGCCAGACCAGCCCAGCATCCGCGAGACGCGGCGGCAACTGCAGGCGTTTCGCGTGGTGTGCTGGTGCGGCGACCCGGCGACACGCGACCAGGTGAGTGCCGCGATCGACACGGCGCTGTCGGCCTGGGACTTTCTGGGTCTGCCGGACGGCATGGCCGGTCGTCTGCGGTTCATCGGCACGACCTCGACCGATCGGGCCGAAGCGGCGGCGCTGTACCGGCGCGACCTGATCTACACCGTGGACTACGCCACCACGATCTCGGCCAGCCTGCCGCGGCTGCTGGCCGAGGGCACGCGGGTGTTTGGCGACGGCGCGCTGATCAAAATCCTTCTGAGCTGAACGGGGATTCAATGGACATCAAGCTGGTGGTCGTGCGCGCCTTCGGGCGGCACGCGCGCGGCGACGCGATCGACGACGCGCGCGAAGTGGCCGAAGTGCTGCAGGGCGCGCACGCGGCGAGCGTGGTGCGCGTCTACGCGCCCGGCGTGGCGCCGGTGGCGCCGGCGGCGTCTGCCGCGAAGGAGGGCTGACGCCATGCCGATCGTCCAGCAGGGCAGCATCAACACCACCGCGCTGGTGGTGCCCGATCTCTATGTGCAGATCGTTCCGCCTCAGAACCTGTTGCTGAACGGCGTCCCGACCGACGTCGTGGGCGTGGTCGGCACCGCGAATTGGGGACCGATCGGCCAGCCGGTGATCGTTGCCACAATGGCCGACTACGCCAGCAATTTCGGCTCCGTCCAGCCGCGCAAGTTCGACATGGGCACGGCGGTGGCGTGCGCGGTGCAACAGGGCGCCGGCAATTTCCGCTGCGTGCGGGTGAGCGACGGCACCGACACCGCGGCGAGCCTGCAACTGCCGGGCACCAACGTGGTGCTGACGGCGCTCTACACTGGGTCGCTGGGCAACTCGATCGGTGTGACGCTTGGCACCGGCAGCCAGGCGGGCAGTTGGCGGCTGACGGTGGGACTGCCGGGCCTGACGCCGGAGGTTTACGATAACGTCGTCGGCACGGGCGCCGGGTTCTGGGCGGCGTTGGCGAGCGCCGTGAATGCTGGGCAGGGGCCGCAGCGCGGGCCTTCGCAACTGACCGTGGTGAACCCCGGCTCGACCACGGTGGCGCCCGCGGCGGTGTCCGCCAGCTTTGCCAAGGGCAGCGCCGGCACCGACGGAGCCACCGCTGTGACGGCGGCAATGCTGGTCGGCGTGGACGTGCCGCCGCGGCGCGGAATGTATGCGCTGCGCTCCCAGGGGTGCAGCATCGGCGTGCTGGCGGATACCGACGACCCGACGCAGTGGACCACGCAGGCTGAGTTCGGCCTTTCCGAAGGCCTCTACATGATCCTGACGGGACCGGCCAGCGACGTGATCGAGAATGCGGTCGCGGCCAAGCAATCCGCGGGGCTCGACACCTACGCGGCGAAGCTGATGTTCGGCGACTGGATCTGGTGGAACGACCAGGTGAACGGCGTGCTGCGGGTGGTCAGCCCGCAAGGCTTCGTGGCGGGCCGGCTGGCCAATCTCTCACCCGAGCAGAGCAGCCTGAACAAGCCGCTGTATGGCGTGGTGGGCAGCCAGAGTTCCGGGCAGCCGGGCAGCGCGCAGGCCAGCACCTACTCGGCGGCGGAGCTGACGGTGCTGCTGCAGGCGGGCATCGACGTCATCACGAACCCGCAGCCGGGCGGCTATTTCTGGGGCGTGCGCGGCGGCCACAACAGCAGCAGCAATGCCGCGGTGGACGGCGACAACTACACGCGGATGACCAACTATATCGCGGCAACACTGTCCGCCGGCATGGGGCAGTATGTGGGCCAGGTCATCACCGCTGACCTGTTCCGCCGCATTCGCGCGACGCAGATGGCCTTCCTGCAGGGGATGCTGTCGCAGGGCTTGCTGGGCAGCACCGACGGCAGTCTGCCGTTCAGCGTCGTGTGCGACATCAGCAACAATCCGCCCAGCCGGACGGGACTTGGTTATGTGCAGTCGGACGCGCAGATCCAGTATCAGGCCATCAACGAGAAGTTCATTGTCAACATGGAGGGCGGCCAGACCGTGCAGGTGCAGCGGCAGACGCTGCCCAGCACGCCCGGCGCCCTCTCGGCCTGAGGAGCATAGCGCATGAGTGGGACGACGAATGCGTTTTCTGTCGGGCGCGACTGCCAGCTCGTGGTGATCACGCCGAGCGGCCGGCTCGATCTGGAGCACGTGACCGGCTTCGAGGCGCGGCAGTTGACCGCGCCGGTGCGCGTGGACCGGATCGACGGCGTGCAGCTTGCGGCGGAGCTGCCGAAGGGCTGGGACGGTCAGTTCGACCTGGAGCGCGGGTCTTCGGCGGCAGAGGACTTCATTGCCACCCTGGAGGCACAATACTACCAGGGAGCGGCGCTGACGCAATCAACGCTGTATCAGTATATAAACGAAACTGACGGGAGCACCTCGACCTATCAATTCCAGGGTGTGGTTTTCAAACTGACGAGCGCTGGGGCCTGGCGCGGCGACGCGAGCGTCAAGCAACGGCTCGAGTTCTTCGCCTCCACCCGGGTGCGCGTCTGATGGAGACGCCCTCGGCGCGCATCGTGGCGGCGGCGCAGGCGACCAGCGAGGTGGCCGATGCGGAGGGCCGCCGGCTGACGCTGCGACGGCTGAATGCCTTGGACCGGCTGCGCCTGTTCAAGGCGGCGGGTGCGACGCTGGCCGGCAATCCGGGCTGGATGGGGCTTGCCACCCTGGCCTTCAGCGTGACGGCGATCGACGGCGTGCCGGTGCCGCAGCCGGCCAGCGAGCCGCAGGTGGAGGCGGTGGTGGCGAGGCTGGGCGATGCCGGCCTGGCGGCGGTGGCGGCCAAGCTGGCGCCGGCCGCTCCCGCCGCCGCGGACCACGCAAAAAACTGATCCGGCACCCCGATCTGGTGGATAGCCTGTTCCTGATCCGGAACGGGGTGCCGTTCGACGTGGCGTTTTCGCTGCCGGTGGAGGACCGCACCGCCTGGGTGATCGCCCTGGGCACGTTACAGGGCCGCCGCTTCGACTTCGAGGCGATGTGCTGGGAGCAGCCGCCATGAGCGAGATCACGGACGCGTCGCCGGCTGAGCCGGATGCGGCGGCGATCGGCTTCGCCGTGCTGGCATCTGGCATGGAAGAGGCGTTCGCGGCCGTGCAGGCGGAGATCGCGATGCTGTCGCGGGTGCTCCAGGACTCGCGGGCTGCACCCCATGCGGCGCTGCCGTCGCCGACCCAAGTTCCCGCGAAGCCGCAGCCGCCGGATTCGCCGGCGCGTGCGGCCCCCAGTCCTTCGACGGAGGCTGCAGGCTCAGACGTTGTGATTCCTGCGCGGTCGCCGCCGGTGCGCGCACCGGTCGAGGCTAGGCCCGGGCCGACCGCGGCACGCGACACTTCGCCGCAGGTTGCAGTCCCGGTTCGTTACGAGAGGGTTGCTGCATCGGCTGCGCCCATGCCGGAGGCGGCATCGCAGCCACGCACGACCGACGCCTGGACGACGCTGCCGCCGGTGGCCAATCCGCCGGCAACCCCGACGCCCATGCAACCCCCCGACGTTCCGACATGGGAACCGCCGCAGCCGATGCCGAGCGCTCCGCTGGCGCATGGGGTCGGGGACGTTTTGACTCCCCCCGAGCCCGGTGGGCCCGCGGAGCTGCCCTGGGTGCAACCGAGTCCGGTGGCGAGCGTGCTGACCGCGGCGGTGCCGACACCGGCGCGGCCGATGCAGCGGCCGCCGTGGCCGCTGGAGCGGCCTGCTATACCAAGTACGCCGGCAACGCGCGCGGTGATTGCAGGTGCGGAGGCACCCTGGCCCGGCAGCGCGATGGCACCGGCCTGGGCGCCGATGCCGATGCCGATGCAGATGGCTCCGGTGGCGCCGGACATGGCGCCGGTGGGGCCGCAGGCATCGGCCAGTGCGCCCGATACATCCATGACGCGGAACACGACGCATCAGCATCACCACGCATCCGATCGCTCCGCGCCGCTGCATGGCGACGTGTTCCTCGATGGGATGCGGGTGGGCCACTGGCTTGCGGAAACGCTAGCGCGCGAGGCCGGCGGCCCGGCGGCAGGCAGTACCTCGTTCGACCCACGCCTGGGACCGCGCTGGCCGGGTGCCTTGCAGGGACAATGACATGAGCCTGATGCTGGGACCGGTCGTCTTCGGTGCGTTTGAATTGCCAGCCAGCATCGGCTTCGGCGGCCGGCAGCGATTGGCGGTGCATCAGCTTCCGGGCGGCGACCGCGTTGTGGATGCAATGGGGCGCGATGACGCGCCAATCTGCTGGAACGGCGCGTTTAGCGGACCGGACGCCACGCCACGCGCCCTGATGCTAAACCTGCTGCGGGCGCAGGGCGCGGCGCTGCCGCTGACCTGGGACGTGTTCGCCTTCACCGTGGTGATCGCCGAGTTCACCGCTCGCTACGACCGGCAGAACTGGATCCCATATCGGATCACCTGCTCCGTGGTGGCCGACGATTCGTTCCCGTCGGTGATCCTGGGGACTCCCGTGCTGTCCAGCATCCTGGGCGATCTGGCGATCGCCGGGGGTGCCGGGCTGGTCAACGTGGCGGCTGCGACCTCAGCCCTGGGGGCGACGGATGCCTTGGCGGTGGGAACGCCGGCCTGGAGCGCGGCCGGAATGGCGCTCGCCGCCGCCACTGCCGGGGTGGGTGGCGCACTGGCTAACGCCGGCACCGCCCTCGCGGCGGCGACCAGTTTCCCCGCCGCCGCAAGCGCGGCGGGGCAGTGCGCGCAACTGGCCAATGCGCAAGGCTACGTGCGGCGCGCGCAAACGAACTTCATCAACGCCGGAGCATGATCATGGCGACGCTGACGGTGGCGGGCGGCAACCTGTTTCAGATCGCGGCGCAGCAACTCGGCGACGCGACGCAGTGGATCCGGATCGCCCAGCTCAACAATCTGACGGACCCGATGCTGTCCGGCCTGGTGACGCTGACCATGCCGCCGGTCGACCCCACCGCCGGAGGTGGCATTGCCATTCAGTGAGGCAAGGCTGCCAGCGCTGCTTGCTCTGGCCAACGGTGTGCCGGTGGCGGGTGCCATCGAGGCGCATGTGACCAGCACAGGCTGCCATGCGGCGGATCGCTTCGAGCTGCGCGTGGCCAGTTCGGCGGATCCGATGATGGGGCTCGCGTTCTGGGCCGATGCGGCCAGCGTGCAGATGAATATCCGGTTCAGCGGCGGGACGGGCTTTCAGAGCGCGATCGTCGGCAACGCGGACACGATCACGCTCGATCCGCTTGCCGGCACCGTGTGCATTGGCGGGCGCGATCTTTCCGCGGGACTGATCGAGAGCCCGACGCAGGAGACGTTCGCCAACCGCACGTCCAGCGAGATCGCGGCGATCCTTGCGGTGCGGCATGGACTTGGTGCCGTCGTGCAGCCCACGACGACGATGGTGGGCCGTTACTGGGAGCTTGAGCACGACCACATCACGCTCAATCAGTTCAGCCGCACCACGACGGAGTGGGACCTGCTGGTAGGCCTTGCCGAGCGCGAAGGCTTCGACGTGTGGGTTGCCGGCCAGACGCTGTTTTTCCAGCCGCCGTCTGCTGAGGTGCTGCCCGGAGCGACCATCAGCCCGGTGGCGACGCCGGGCGGCCCGGCGAACGTCACCCGCCTGCGGCTGGAGCGGGCGCTGACGCTGGCTCGCCCGCTGAACGTATCCGTCAAAAGCTGGAACAGCCGCATGGCGCAAGGCTTCGTACAAACCGCCAGCGTCGGCGGAAGCGCCGGCGGCACCGCCGCGCAGTATTCGTTCGTGCTGCCGAACCTGACGCCCGACGTGGCCATGCAGATCGCGCAGCAGCGCCTGCAGGAGCTGGTTCGCCATGAGCGGGTGGTGTCCGCGGAGATGCCGGGCGAGATGGTGATCAGCGCGCACGGGCCGGTCGCACTGGTGGGCACCGGGACTGCCTTCGACCAGACCTATTGGGTGGATGAGATCGTGCGGAGCATCGATGTGCGGCAAGGATTTCGCCAGATGCTGCGCGCGCGCAATGCGTCGAGCGGCACGGCGGTGTTGTGATGCAGCGGTTTCTCAATGCGATGAAGGCGCAGGCGCAGGCGATGGACCGCGCCGCCGCGCAGCCGCGGTTTGCGACCGTGACCAGCGTCGACCCGTCACGGCCAGCGGCGCGTGTGGCGTTGCAGCCTGAAGGTGTGGTCACCGGCTGGCTGCCAATCCTGACCGGGTGGGTGGGCAGTGGTTGGGGCATGGCCTGTCCGCCGGCGGTCGGCGACCAGGTGCTTGTGCTGGCGCAAGAAGGCGCGAGTGATCACGGCGTGATTGCCGGGCGGGCCTGGAGCGATCGGGCACCGGCGCCGCAGGCGCCCGTCGGCGAATTCTGGCTGGTGCACAAATCGGGCAGCTTCATCAAGTTGTGCAATGACGGCACGATACAGATGCAGGGGGACCTGCATGTGAATGGCGACGTCTATGACCGGCACGGCAGCCTGGACCGTCTGCGCCAACACTATGACGCGCACGGCCATCCGTATCTCGCCGGCCTTGCCCCGGCCACGACGCAACCGCCCGTGCCGCAGGATCCCGAGTGATGGCCGATCTCTGGCACCAGTTCGGCTCCGACCTGGCGGCGGCGGCCAATGGTGATCTTGCCACCGTGATCGGATCGGCCTTCGGCCAGCAGCGGGTGCTTCGGCGTCTGCTGACCAACCCGGGCGACTACATTTGGCAGCCCGACTACGGGGCGGGGCTTGCGCAGTTCATCGGGCAGCCGGTGGATGTGGCGGCCATCCAGGGACGCATAGGCAGCCAAGTATTCCTGGAAGCAGCGGTGGCACGGTCACCTGAGCCGATGATCGACGTGCAGGCGGACGAGGCCGGACGGGTTTTCGCCCAGGTGACGTATAGCGACGCGACGACCGGCCAGACGCAGGTGCTGAGTTTCTCTGTGGGAGGATCGTAATGCAGCTTCCACTGCAGAACTTTTCTACCCTGGTGGCCAATGCCGCGGCCGCCGTGCAGGGTGCCGCGGAGCAGTTGATCGACCTGACGGTCGGTAGCGTGCTGCGCGCCGTGCTGGAAGCAAATGCCAGCCTGGCACTTTGGATGCAGTGGCTGATCGTTCTCGTGCTGCAGACGACACGGGCCGCGACCAGCACCGGCGTCGATCTCGATACGTGGATGGCAGATTTTGCGCTGACGCGGTTGCCGGCATCCGCGGCCGCGGGACAGGTGCAGTTCTCCCGCTTCGAGCCGACCGCCTCGGCCCTGGTGCCCGCAGGCACGCAGGTGCGCACAGCGGACGGCAGCCAGACGTTCACCGTCGGCGTGGATACCACGAATCCCTTGTCGCAGGCTTCCCTGAACGGCTACTTGCTTCCGGCCGCGACGGCCAGCGCATCCGTGCCGATCACGGCTGTCGTCGCGGGCAGCGCGGGGAATGTGCTGGCCGGCAGCATCACGCTGATCGCGGCGGCGCTGCCTGGCATTGACACAGTGGCCAACGCGGCGCTGACAACCGGCGGCCTGGATGCCGAGAGCGATGCCGCGCTGCGTGCGCGCTTCCAGCTCTACATTGCGGCGCTCTCGCGCGGCGTGCCGGCCGCGATCGGTTCCGCGGTCACCTCAGTGCAGCAAGGCCTTTCGTATGCCGTGCTGGAGAACACTGCGCCCGATGGCGTTCCGATGCCCGGCGTGTTCGTCGTGGCGGTGGACGACGGCAGCGGCACGCCCCCGCAGTCGCTCCTTGATCAGGTTGCACAGGCGGTGGAGCCGGTGCGCCCGGTGGGCACCAGCTTCTCTGTTGTCCCGCCCACCCTGGTCGCCGCCACCGTCAGCATGGTACTGGCCGTGCAGCCGGCCTACGATCCGGCGGTGGTGATCGCCGCGGTGCAGAACGCGCTTCTGCTGTTCATCAACGCGCTGCCTGTCGGCGCGGCTTTGCCGTACAGCCGCCTGGCGCAAATTGCCTACGACGCGTCTCCCGGCGTGACCAACGTGTCGGCGATCGGACTGAATGGAACCACCAATGACCTGGTGCCGGGTGCCGCGGGCGTGGTGCGGACGTCCGCCGTGCTGGTGAACTGAACATGATCGGCGACCAGAACGATATGGCATCACGCCTGCGGGCGGTGCTGCCGGCGCAGTGGTTCCCCGACGCGGCGCCGATGCTGTGCGGCCTGCTGGCCGGGCTCGGGCAGGCGGCGTCCTTCGTCTACGGGCTGATCGGCTATGCGCAGGAGCAGACCCGAATCGCGACCGCAATCGACGGCTGGCTCGACCTGGTGGCTCAGGACTACTTCGGTGCCAGGCTGGTGCGACAGGACGACGAAAGCGACACGTCGCTGCGGGCGCGGATCGACCTCGAGTTGCTGCGCCCACGGGTGACACGCGCAGCCTTGGTGAAGCAGATCGAGGATCTCACCGGGCGCACGCCCTGGCTGTTTGAGCCGATGCGGCCGGAGGATACCGGCTGCTGGAACAGTATGCTCAGCTACGGCGGCACCGGTGCGCCCGGCTATGGCGGCTATGGATGCGCGCTGATGCCGTTCCAACTGCTGGTCGTCGTATACCGCGCCGCAGTCGGGGGGGTTCCGGACAGCTCCGGTTATGGGGAGCCGGCCGGGGGCTACGGCATGGGAAGTCTGGAATACGCGCCCTCGTCGGTCACGGGAACGGCTGCCGACTCGCAGATCCTCGCGGCTGTGGCATCGGTGACGCCGACCTGTGGCGTTGCCTGGACCCGCCTCGCCTCCTGACCGGCGATCCCGCAGGCCGAGGCCGGCCCGCAGCCCTTCATCCCGCATCAGGCATGCACGAGGTGCTGCCGACTCACGAGGCAATTCATGGATCGGATGATCGTCTACCCGGGCAGCATCCCGCTGGATACGGACCTGCTAAATACAAATCGCAACGTCATGGTCGCGATCGGCGCGCTGGCGGCGGCGACAATCGGAACGGCGCCGGTGATCGACGGGCTGGCGGTGGTTCCCGCGCCCACAGGTGGCCTGGCGGTGCAGGTGCAGCCGGGAAGCGTTGCGGCGCTGCAACCCGTGGACCAAAGCGCTTATGGCTCGCTGCCGGCGGACATCACCGACAGCACCGTGAAGATGGGCATCAACACGGCGCCGGTGACGCTGACGCTCTCCGCACCGACGACGGCGAATTACGTCACGACATATCTGATCCAGGCTCTGCTAGAGGAAATCGACTCCAACCTCTCCGTGCTGCCGTACTACAACGCGGCCAATCCCTCGCAGCCTTTCCTGGGCTCCGCTAATAACGGCGCAGCCCAGGCGACCACGCGCATCCAGCGCGTCGCACTGAACGCAAAGGCAGGTCTGGCGGGCGTTGCCGGCAGCAACCAGGTTCCGACGCCCGACCCCGGCTACGTGGGTGTGGCCCTGGTTACCGTCGCGGCAGGACAGAACACCATCATTGCGGCTGACATCGCGCCGTTTCCAAACTCCCGCTCGGTCGCCATCAAGCTGCCCGATCTGCGGCCGGGCTTCGGCTCCGCCACCGTCTTTACGTCGTCCGGCTGGTTCGTCGTGCCACCTAACGTGACTTCACTGCGCGTGACGACGATTGCGGGCGGCGGGGCCGGTGGCACGCACAGCGTATTTCCGGGCGGCGGCGGCGGCGGCGGTGGGTGCTGTGTGGGCTGGTTCACCGACATCGTGCCGGGTTCCTCCTACTACGCAACGGTGGGCGCGGGTGGCGTCGCGTCCACGGCGCCGGCGGCCGGCGGCGTGGGCGGCAGCAGCGGCTTCAGCGCATTGCTCGCCGCGACTGGCGGCCAGGGCGGCGGCGGCGGGACGGTATTGACCACGCCGGCCGGGGGTGCCGGCGGCACTCCTTACGGCGGCACGGTCGGCTACGCAGGTTCGTGGGGTTCGGACGGAGTGCCGATCGCCTGCTTGGGAGGCGGCGGCGGCGGCTCGGGCGCCGGCAAGGGGGCAACCGGGACCGCTGCGGGGGTGCCCGGAATGGCATTCGGCGCGGGCGGCGGAGGCGGCGGATCGACCCAGCCCAACGGCGGCGGCGTTGGTATGCCGGGCGGAAACGGTGCGCCTGGTCTTGTCATTGTGGAGTATTGATCGGTGAAGACCTACGCGCGCGTGGTGAATGGCGTGGTGATGGAGCTGTTCTCCACTGCCGCCAACATCGCGACACTGTTTCCAGCAAGCATTGTCTGGGTTGACGTCACCAACGTGTCCGGCGTGCAGGTTGGCTGGGTGCAGCAGCCTGGCGGCGGCTTTGCGGCCCCCGCGGCACAGACGCCGACCGTGCCGGTGGTGACGCTCGCCAGCGTCCAGGCGCAGTTGGCGGCCCTGCAGACCGAAGTGAATCAGCTCGCCGCCGCAAACAGCCACTGAGGGGTGCAATGTCCGCAACCACATCTCCGCCGGTGGCGCACGCCTGGAAGCCGAGTATCGCACGGTGCGTGACGCTCGACGGCTTCCTGCCGGTGCCGCGCGGTGCCGCCTTGCCGGCCCCGGTGCCGCTGACGTGGCCGCCTAAGGATCCTTCCGACGTACTCGATTACGAGATCGATGCGACGCAGGCCCTGCTCGGCAACGACGGCGACGTGATCACCAGCGTATCGGTGTTGATCGAGCCGCCTGATGAGCTGCTGCCGGGCCAGGTTTTCGCCGACGGGCCAGTGGCGGTGATGTGGTTCTCCAATGGCCTGGCGGGCACGACCTATGTGGTGCAGGTGACCCTGGGCACGGCGGCTGGGCGGGTGATCGGCCGCGCCGTGCTGCTGCCGGTGCAGTCGCTGGCGACCGCGCCCGCGCAGCCGGCGACGCCCGGCGCCTCTGCCGCGGCGGCGCTGAGCACGCAGGCCGGCGTGGTCGTCACCGACCAGAACGGCAACCCGATCCTGGTGGCTGGCTGATCCTGGCCACCGCCGTGCGCCGCTGAGCGCGCCCCGCACCATCCGGAGACGAGTATGCCGACCGTTCCGCAATTGCCGGCGGCTGCCGCCGTTTCGGCTGACAACCAGCTGCTGCTCTGGCAGGGCGGCCAGACCGTATCGGTGACGACGGAAGTGCTGCTGGCTTCCGTTCAACCGCAGCTAACCCTCTCGGCCGGCGCGCTGCTGGGCCGCGTTGCCGCCGGCGTGGGCACTCCGCAGGCGGTACCGGTTGGCCCCGGACTGGTGCTGAACAGCGCCGGCATTGCCGTGGATACGACGGCGGTGGCGATGCTGGAGAGTCCGGCATTGGCCGGCCGCCCCACCGCGCCCACGCAACTGGCGGGCGACAACTCCGACGCGCTCGCCACGACCGCTTTCGTCAGCAATTCGAGCCCACCGCTGACATTCGTCGGCGACGTGACCGGCAGCGGCACGTCGCCAATCACCCTGCTGCTGCCGCCGATCTCCGCGCCCGGCGTGTACAGCAAGGTTACGGTAAACGGCAAAGGCCAAGTGACGGCCGGCGGCAGCATTGGTGCCGCCGATGTCATTGCCGCACTCGGCTACACGCCGGCGTCCTCCACTACGTCGACGGTGCTGGCCGGTGCCGACGCGTCGGCGGCCGTGGTCTATGCGACCGGTGCGACAACGCCACGCAGCTTGGCCTCGGTGGCCGCCGACCGCATCACGCCGCTGAGTTTCGGGGCCGATCCCACCGGCAACGCCGATTGTGCCCCGGCCTTCGCGGCGGCGATGTCGGAAGGGGCGGCGACCGGGGTGTTCCGGCTGTTCGTGCCTCGCGGCACCTACCTGCTGAACAGTGCCGTCAATCAGCCGGCCGGGCGATCGATCACCATCGAGCTGGATGAGGGCGCGGTGCTGACCGGCCCAGGATACCTTGGTGTCGACCGCGTGGAATCGCATCAGGGTCCGTATCGCATCTCACAGGTGTCCGGCGGGTTCTTCTTCCAGTCAAGTGCTGTCGGCGCGATCACCAACCCGGGCTTCGACACTCAGATCATCGGCAACACGCCGCAGAACTCGGGTGCGGCCCGAGCCGGCTGGATGCGCAACTACACGAACTCCAACCTGTATTCAAAGTACAGTGGTGGAGAAGACTTTGCTGAGCAAAATGTATACTCCTGGCCGAGTCTGCTGGACGGCACTGCGGGATTCGGTCACTGGGACGTCGTTGCCGGGGCGACCTATGACGAAGCGACTGCCGCTCAGGCAGGCCTAAGCGCCTCCTGCGAGCAATCCCAGCACGACGTCGTCAACAACGGCCCAGAGAGCGGGTGGTCTTACGCGCCAGGCATCGGCAATCCGGTGCAGGGTATCTCCGTCGACCCTTGGGGTCAGAACGGCGCCTATGGTGGGCACCTGCTCTATGCCTATGGCTCGGTAGGCTCGTTCGACGGCACGAATGGCGGATTAAACCAGCGCTGGATCTCATATCCGGCGGTTTATGGCACGCCGAACGGCCCTGCGGTGCCGCAGGGAAGCTCGCTGACCATAACAATGGACGTCACCGCAAAGGGGACGGCGATTGTCGGCACTGCCGGCACCGTGACCGGGGTGACGATCACGCAGAGCGGCGGCGCCTATACCGGCGCACCCACAGTGACCTTTACCGGCGGGGGCGGCAGCGGGGCTGCGGCGACGGCGATCCTGCTGGGGGGCTTTGTGGTTGGCGTGGCGATCACCAACCCTGGGGCCAATTACAGCAGCGCGCCGGTGGTGAGCTTCAGCGGTGGCGGCGCGCCAGCCGCCGCACCCGTCACCGTGGCGTTGAACGGGGATGGTGCTCACGGCGATCCGGCCTCGGTCGCGGCGGCCATCCGGGCGGCTGCCATTCCGATGGTGGACGCTGCGGTTGCCCGTTGGGGCGGCGTCGTCGCCAGCTTGGTAATTTTCGGTACAGCGCCAGGTGATGTCGGCACGCTGACACTGTCCGGGAGCGCGCTCCCGGCGCTTGGGATTGCCGCCCAGCCTTACACGACCGACCGCCAGGACACCGCCCTCGCCATTGGCGGTCCTGGACCCGTTGCGGAAACGGACCAGTTGATGGTCAACGGCACGACCGTGACGGTGGGCGGTGCGGGAGCACTGAGCGACGTGGTTGCGGCGATCAACCGCGCCACCCTGCCCGGCATCCATGCCGACGTGGCGTCCAGCGGAAATCTGGTCCTTACGGCGTGGACGGTGCAGCAACCCTGTGGGTTGGTACTGTCCGAACCGGCCGGATGCACCACGCTGCAGAAGTTGCGGCTGGTTTCCGGCACCACACTGCCCCCCACGCCGCCAAAGGCCTTTGCTACGGCCTATGGCGAGATGGGCGCCGGCGCCTGCAAGGTGACGGACGCGATCAGCGTCGCCGCCACTGATCTGGCCGGCAACAGCTATGGCCCGCTCAGCGTGACCCTGAACGGCGGCGGTGCGACCGGCAGTGTGGCCGACGTCGCGGCATCGCTCAAGGCCGCACTCGCGACCGCCGGTTGGGGCAGCGCGGCTATTGCGACGTTGACCTCGGCCCCGCAGATCGTGAGCGTGTTGGTGCATGGCAGCGGAGCCGCCAGCGGCCTGCTGATCCGCAACACTGCCGGCGGAACCCTGACGATCTCCAATGCCGCCGGCCAGCCGCTGGACACGCTGGGCGTCGCGGCCGGCACGTATCAGCCCGGCGGCTACTCCGCCGGTTCGCAAACCGTGTTCCACGTCGCTCCAAATGCGCTGGCGCCGCAAGGGCGCGGTGTTTTCATTGGCGGCAGTTCGGTGCCCGACGCGACCGTGTGGCCACATGCGCCGGCCGAGTTCCGCGGTAACTTCTCGCATGGGCTGCGTACCGACAAGGCGAGCTTCGGCGACAACAACGCCTTGCTGCTCGGCGCCGGGCAGGCCATCGGCTGGGGCCTCGGCGGTGCCACGCTGACGGCGGCCGGCGGGCAGATCGCGGCGAGCGTTCCGGCCAGCCTACCGGGCCTTTCGCTGACTGCGCTGCCGACCACCGCGCTGGGCCTGCCGGCCGGCACGGTATGGAACAATGGCGGCGTGCTCTCCATCGTTTGAAAGGCATCCTATGCAAAGGATTCTTGCCGCCGCGGCGATGGTGCTGCTGGCCGGCTCCGCTGCGGCGCAGACGCTGCCATCGCCGCAATTCGCAAACCCGCCGGTGGGCGACTCGTCCAATGCCGCCGCGACCACGAGCTGGGTGCGCAGCCAAGGATTTTCCACCGGCAGTGCGGACGTCGGAACGACGCCCGTGCTGATCCCGGGCAGCACCGTGGCGCGCACCGTGGTGCAGCGTGCCGCCACGACGTTCAACGTGCTGGATTATGGTGCGGTCGCGGACGGCGTGACCGATCTCGCCCCCGCACTGAACGCGATCGCCGCGCAAATGCCGGCGAACACATCGAACGAGGTCCTGATCCCGGCCGGCAATTATGCGCTGAAGAGCCCGGTGGTGTTCAACGGAGTGGCACCGATCATGGAGGGCCAGGGTTTCACCGCTGGCCCCAACGCCAATGGCGCGAGCGGCACCTGGATCACCATCTCGGGGACCGGGTACACGCCGATCCTGTTCGAGAGCACCAACGCACGCGGCGCCCAGATCAGGGACATCGCGTTTTCCGAGGTGCAGCCGGCGCCGGCTGCCGGCTGGACGCCCGCCCCCTATGACTACGTCATCCGCGTTCAGAATGCGCTCGGCCAGGTGACGATCGACAACGTGCTGATGTCCGGCGTGACGCAGGGCCTGTACGCCGACAACAGCGGACGTATCGACGTCAAGAAGCTCGACGGGCAGTTCTTCAAGAGTGCCGTGGAACTGGACGACTGTCTGGACATCCCGCACATCGGTGAGCTGCACGCCTGGTCATACTCTACGAGCAATGCCGCAGTGATCGCCTATCAGGAGGCCAACGAGAACACGCTGATCCTGCACCGTGTCGATGGCATTTTCGTTGACGATCTCTTTTCCCTCGCCGCTCACGCCGCGGTCTACATTACCAACAACGCGACAGGCAACAATCCCGGAACGCTGACCAAGGGCTACTTCTCCAACCTCTACGCCGACTTTGTGACCTATGGCGTGTGGATCGATTCGAGCGCGGGGGTCACCGCCCAATTCGCCAACGTGACCACTCAGAACAATGACCAGACAGCGCCGGGCAGCACGCTCGCCGGTGGCCGTGGCCTCTACGTGACGGGCAACACCGTGGGCCTGCAGATCGATCACTGGCGCAGCAACATCGTCGCCGGCGCAGCAATCGACCTTGAGGGCTATGGTGCCAATATCCGCGTCGGCAGCCTCTGGGCGAATACGTTTGGCACGCCCGGATCCGGCACGCCGGCGGTGATGAATGCCACTACCGGCAGCAATCCGCCCAACACGATCCAGATAGACCATTCCTGGCTGCAGGGCGTCGCACCGCTTTACTTGTTTGCGGGCAGCAACGGCGGCCAGGAGCAGCCGGTGCTCATGAACGCGGCGGGCGACGATGCGAACAGCCCACGCGCATATAGCGTGAGGGCGGGTGCGTCGCCAAGCGTGGCCGCGATAGGCAGCGATGCGAACATCAACCTGTCCTTGAACGGCAAAGGCACGTCCGGCGTGCAGCTTCAAAGCTCGGGCCAGACCGTGCTGCGCGTCGATGGGCTCAACAGCGGCACGGACGACATGCTGTTCCGATCCGGTGCAGGCACGATAAACCTGATTGCCGAGGGTGGCGACACCAGTATCGACGACTACCTGATCGCTAAGGGGACGTCCGGCGGCGTTCGGCTGCAGGCCAACGGCAGCACCTCGTTTCGGACGGACAACCCAAGTGCCGTGGCCGACGACCTCTTGGTCCGCCCCGGAAGCGGGACGATGTCGCTGACGGCCGAGGGGGCGGACACCAACGTCAACGTGGTGGTGAATGCCAAGGGCAGCGGCAAGTTTGAGGCGCCGGTGATCCCGACGGGTGGCACGGTGGTGCGCCTGCTGTCGGACACACTGGGCGATTACCTATCGGGTAAGGATTGCGGCATGGCGTTGGACGGCACGACGGACGACGAGGGTGCTCTCCAGACCTGTCTCAACAACGTCGTCCAAGGACAGGTGCTGTTCGTGCCGCCTGGCTTGATCCACCTGGGCGGTGTGCCGAACAACTTGCGCAACGCAATCGTCCGGCTTTCAGGCAACACCTACGGCAACAACGGGTCGCCGGGGACGGTGATCACGGAAATCGCTCCGGACACGCTCACCGAAAGCTACCTGCCGAGCGCCACCTCGGAAGTGAAGTTCGCGGGCAAGAAGAACTCCTTGGCCGAACCGAGCCCGGTGGTTCGTATCGACGGGCTCTTCAATGCGCAGGGCACGACCACGACGAACACGGTGAATGCGCTGCAAGTGAACTGCAGTGTCAATGCGCCGGCGGCGGTCGGAAGCAATTCGACGGACTACGTCTGGTGCCAGAACAACACCGTGACGGATAACGGCACCGGCGGCGCGCAGGACGTGGCCTATGCCGCCAACATCCTACGGCCCGCAGGAACATCGGCGGGGCGCAACAACACCTGGGCGATCTACGGCATGAACAGCGACCAGGGTGGGCAGGGCTATGGCAGCCCATACTTTAGCGGTGGTCAAACGACGGAGCTGGATTATCAGGCCAACGGACTCGACAACAGCACGACGGGGTCGAACGGGATCAACGGCGTTCGCATGGTGGCCCATCTCGGCGGTGGCCGGTGGCCCGGGCAGCCGAACTACCCTGTGCAGATAGGCAATCTACTGGTGCTGACCACGGGCGGCTACAACATCGGCTGCCAACACCCGGGCTGTGCTTTGCCTGACTTCGTCAACCATGCCATCAACGTCAACAGCGAGTGGGCGATCTCGGGCATCGACTTCACGCAAGGTCAGCCGCTTTCCACCACGCTGGCGACCGCGGCCGACCAGGGCGGCGCCGGCACTGCCCTTCAGTTCTCCGTGGCGGCAAACCCGCTGGTGACGGTGATGGCTGGAATGCAGGTTGCCGGGACCAACATCCCGTCCGGAGATATCGTTTCGGCGGTCAACAACGCGACGGGCGTTGTGACTCTTGCCACAGCCACCATCGGTAACGTGCCGTCGGGCACGAGCGTCGCCTTCACGTCCACGGCGCCGGCGGTTTAGCTTGGGACCGGGCAGAGCATCTGCCTGCAGCAGGGCGCCGGCGGCTGCATCGCCTTCGATGCAGCCAACGGCGCCGTGCAAGCGAACGTGCCTTTGGAGGTACCCGGCGGTTCACGCGTTATTGGAGCCTCTCCTGGAGCCGGCTTTGCTCGCAGCGGCACCTATGTGCTGGAAGCGGTGACCAGCAGCACAGGGACTGCGCGACTGACAAGCAATGGCGCTGCGCCCGGCAGTAGCAACTGCATCAATCCACCAGCGAATGTCGCAATGGACATGTTCATCGAGGTCGTCGGCATCGATACCTCCAACGCGGGCAACGTGGCGCGCTATCGGCTGCTTGATGGCCTGCTTTACAGGGGCGCCACTGCCGCGGCGACGCAGGTGGTCAACGGCGCGAGCAATGCCCCGCCGAACGGCAGCATCGGCAGCGGGAGCGCGGCCGCGTTCACGACTGTTGCCGACACGACCAACGGCTGCCTTGCTTTGTCCGTCACGCCCCCCAACGGGGACGCCTGGCACTGGGCGGCGCGCGTCCGAACGACCGAAGTGCAATGAAGCCGCCCGTGCAGCCTCCCCCGTCGGCGACCGAGCGGGCGATCGCGAGCCTGGTCGACGACATGACGCCGCTCAGCTTCGTGGAGCGGGTAGCGCGGCTGGAAGAGCGCATGACGACCCTCGTCACCATGCTGGATGAGATCCGCCGCGACCAGAAGGAGTTCGCGGAGATCGTCGCCCGCGCCTCCGGCGGGTTTCGAGTGCTGCTGCTGCTGGGCGGTCTTGCGGGGCTCGTTGGCGCGCTGCGGAACATGATGTCGTGGACAAACACGTTGTTCTCCTCCAACCACGGGAACTGAAAGATGGACCTGTTTCAGCAGGCGTTCGCCGTGGTGGTTGGTCACGAGGGCGCCTACGACGTGACACGCGCGGATCCGGGCAATTGGACGGGCGGGCGGGTTGGCGAGGGCAGACTGCTCGGGACGAAATACGGACTCTCCGCGGCTAGCTATCCGGACCTGCATATTGCCGCGCTAAGTCTCGAAGATGCGCAGGCGATCTACCGCCGCGACTATTGGGACCGGATGAGCGCAGACCGCCTTCCGCCGGCGCTCGCACTGTTGATGCTAGATGCGGGCATCAACAATGGCGTCTCGCGCGCCTCGTGCTGGCTGCAGAGCATCGTAGGCGCCGAAATCGACGGGCGCATCGGCGACAAGAGCGTCGCCGCAGCGGCCGCTTACGTGGCGGCGCACGGTGCCGCCGCACTTTGCGTCGAGCTGCTGGCACAACGGCTGATCTTCATGGCCGGGCTGCCGACGTGGCCGATCTTCGGCCTCGGTTGGGGTCGACGACTCTGTGCGCTTCCGTATCAATCATTGGCCTTCGGAGTGCAATAAAATGCGCGCAGACCAGCTTTACGTCGTGACCGCGATCGCTAATCCACTACTTTGGCGGAGCCGCGGGACGCTATATCGCTTGTTCGAGCAGCATATGCTCGACAGCGGCGTCGACTTGACCGTCGTGGAGTGCGCCTATGGCGATCGTCCGTTCGAGTTTGGCGGCGCGCCGAGTGTCCGGCACATTCCGGTTCGGGCGCGGACCATGGTGTGGGTCAAGGAAAATCTGATTAATCTCGGCATTGCCCGCCTGCCGGATCAGGCGAAGTACATTGCCTGGATTGATGCCGACGTGACGTTTCGCCGCGCCGATTGGGCGGCGGCCACGGTGGATGCGCTGCAGTTCTATGACGTTCTGCAGCCCTGGTCGGACTGCTACGATCTCGGGCCGCGCGGGGAGCACATGCAACTGCACCGCAGCTTCTGCCGGCAGTGGCGGGACGGGAAGCCGATCGGCAATCCTTATGCGACGTTTGCGCACCCGGGCTATGCCTGGGCTGCGACGCGCCAGGCGCTGGAGTGGCTCGGGGGGCTGGTTGAGACCGCGGCCCTAGGTGCGGCCGATCACCATATGGCAATGGCCTTGATCGGCCGCGTTGCAGGCAGCGTCCCGAGCGCGCTGAAGCATCCGTATTTGCGTCCTCTTCACGCCTGGCAGCAACGGGCGGCACATCATGTTGCCGGGAACATCGGAGTGCTTGATGGCACGATCGAGCACGGCTGGCACGGCCAGAAGAAGCTGAGGCGTTATGTGGAGCGGTGGGACGTGCTGGCCGAGCACGACTTCGACCCTGAAACCGATCTTCGCCGCAATACTCACGGAGTGCTGGAACTGGCCGGCAACAAACCCGCCATGCGCCGCGCTATTGAGGCGTACTTCCGCCAGCGCGACGAAGATGCCAACTCGATGGAGGCGTGA